CTCGTCAGCGCGGCACCGCCGTCCTGGCCGACACCGGCCGCCAGATCGAAGTGAGCCTGCGCCTGCCCGTGCTGGCAGAGACCGGAGTCATCGAGCCGGGGGTCTTCGTCGAGTACCAGGATGGCAGCGTGACCCGGCTCGGGCTGGTGCGTGCGACCCAAGTCCAGGCCGGGTTCCCCGAGGTCTGGCAGACGCTGGGAGTGCAGGCGTATGCATAACGTCTACGAGCAGTTCCGCCAGCTGCTGCCCGACGCGCCGCTGCAGGCCGGCACCGTGACCGAGATAGGCGCCGGCGTCCTCACCGTTCAACTGCCCGGTGGCGGCGTCGTCAAGGCGCGTGGCGCCGCTGGTCTCGGCCAGAAGGTGTTTGTGCGCGATGGCACTGTCGAAGCCGTCGCTCCCAGCCTGCCGCTCGAACTCATCGAGATCTGACCCACCGCTGATTCATCCCTTGAGGCCCGCCCAGTTGCATACGCGCTGGGCGGGCTTCGCTTTTCTGGAGGCTTCTATGTCTGAACACGAACAACCGACCCTCGTGGAGAGCATGCTGCTCTTGCGCCGCGAGGACTTCGACGAATTACTCGACCGTGCCGCAGAGCGCGGTGCCGAGCGGGCGCTGTCGCACCTGGGGCTGGAAAGCAGCCACGCTGCGCGCGACATTCACGAGCTGCGCGATCTGCTGGAGGCGTGGCGCGATGCACGGCGCACCGCCTGGCAGACCGTCATCAAGGTCATCACGACCGGCATCCTGGCGGCGCTGCTGGTGGGTGCGGCCATCAAGCTCAAGTTGATGGGGAACGGCCAATGATCGAGACCTTGCTCGGCGGCCTCCTCGGCGGGGCCTTCCGTCTGGCGCCTGAGGTCCTGAAGTGGCTAGACCGCAAGGGCGAGCGCGGCCACGAGCTGGCGATGCAGGACAAGGCGCTGGAGTTCGAGAAGCTGCGCGGCGCCCAGCGCATGTCGGAGATCGGCGCGAGCGCGGACGCCGCCTGGAACGTCGGTGCCATCGAGGCCCTGCGGGAGTCGGTCGCAGCCCAGGGCCAGCGGTCCCGAGTGCGCTGGGCCGACGCCCTGTCCATCAGCGTCCGCCCGGTGATCACCTACTGGTTCATGGCGCTGTACTGCGCAGCGAAGACGGCGGCGTTCGTAGGGGCTATGTCGGGCGGGGCCGATTGGGGGGCCGCGATCCTGCACGCATGGACCGAGTCTGATCAGGCGCTGTGGGCCGGGGTACTGAACTTCTGGTTCCTGGGGCGCGTGTTCGACCGGGTGCGGTCGTGATCGCGGTGCCACAGGCGGCCATCGATCTCGCCAAGCGCTTCGAGGGCTTCCACCGCGTGCCGAAGAACGATCCTGGCCGCGCGCATCCCTACGTCTGCCCAGCGGGCTACTGGACCATCGGCTACGGTCACCTTTGTGATCCGAGGCATCCACCGATCACGGAGGCCGAGGCGGAGGGCTACCTGGCCGCCGACCTGAAGACGGCGCTGAACGCGACGCTGCGCTTCTGCCCTGTACTGGCCACCGAGCCCGAGGGGCGGCTCGCGGCCATCGTGGACTTCACGTTCAACCTCGGCGCCGGTCGACTGCAGACGTCGACGCTGCGGCGGCGGGTTAACCAGCGCGAGTGGAATGTTGCCGGCCGAGAACTGCGCAGGTGGGTTTTCGGCGGCGGCAAGGTTCTGCCAGGACTGGTCTGCCGGAGGGAAGCGGAAGCTGCGTTCTTGCTTCCCCTGGGAGCGGCCAGCGTCTGATGGGTGACCTGAGCGAGTCCCTACATCATCCGACTGGATTCACCTACTGGATGCCCGTACAATAACGCAATTGCACAGACACTTGCGGGGCACTCCATGCGATTCACCGACACGAAGAGCGAGACCCTGAACTTGCGGGTCTCCCCGACCTTCAAGCAGGTCTTGAAGCACGCCGCAGATCATGAGCAGCGCAGCATGGTGAACATGCTCGAAGTGCTGCTGGGCGACTACTGCGACCGCAAAGGCATTGTCTCCCCTGGAAAAAAGCCACCTCCGGCCCCCACCCACAAGCGGGTACGTGCAGACCGTAGAGCTCACGCGGGAGCGGCATCATGACCTTCCGCTACATCGGCTCGAAGTCCAGGCTCATCGACCAGATCACGGCCTACATGGGGCACCCCAATGAGGGGGCCTTCTTCGTGGACGCCTTCTGCGGTACGGGTGTCGTGGCCGAGGCCGCCGCGGCCTTGGGCTGGAACGTGCGTATCAACGACAGCTTGCACTCGGCAGTGATTTCTGCGGGGGCACGACTCATCAGTCAGGAGCAGGCCGGCTTCAAGAAGCTCGGGGGATACGCCAGCGCCATTGTCAAACTCAATGCGGCTAAGCCCAAGCAGGGCTTCATGTGGCGCGAGTACAGCCCCGCATCGCTCGATGCGTGCGGCATCGAACGGCGCTACTTCACCCAAGAGAACGCGGCTCGAATCGATGCCATGCGAGCCCTCATTGCTGATTGGCGCGAGGCGGGCACGATCGATGAAGCAGAAGAGCGGCTACTAATCGCCGACCTCTTTGGGGCCCTGAATCGCGTTGCCAACATTGCGGGTACGTTCGGGTGCTTCCTCTCGAAGTGGACTAGCCAGTCCCAAGAGAAGCTCGCCATGCGCTGCCGCGAGCTCAAACCCAAAAGCGTGCGTGTGGAAGCGACCGTGGGGGATGTGTTCGATGTCGTAAACGGTGCCGAGGACCTGGTCTACCTGGACCCCCCGTACACCAAGCGCCAGTACGCCAGTTACTACCACATCCTCGAAACCGTGGCACTGGGCGACGAGCCCGAAGTTGAGGGCGTGGCAGGCCTGCGGCCTTGGAAAGATCGGGCCTCGGACTTTTGCTACAAGACCCGCGCCCTCAAAACGCTTTCGCGTCTGGTGCACGGCTTGAAGTCCCAAAAGGTGCTGCTCTCGTACAGCAGTGAAGGGCATATCTGCATGCAGGACATGAAGGCCGAGCTCTCGAAGATCGGAAAGTCCACCATGCACCCCCTAGGGTCGATTGGCCGATACCGACCCAACAAGGTGGCCAGTAGCACAGCCTCCGATGTGAGCGAATTCTTGGTAGTGGTGGAGCGGCCTTTGGTGCAGCTTCCCACACCCCAAATCAAGACCGTCATGGTGACAGAGTCCCTCCTCGTGGAGAGCTGTGCATGAGTTCTCCACGGCCCGTTGAAGCAGAGTACCTGGCCCCTGCAGAAGCGGCCCTCACGATCGCCGTTGGCGGTGTGCATGGACCAACAAGCTTTGAGCTTCGACTTCAGGTGTTGGAGGCTACCTCGGCGCGCTTCGGCGGGTTCGACCTGGCGGCCTTTCACAAGGCCTTCGGGGTGCACAGCAAGACTAGCGCAGCCGAGCTCTTGGAGTTGGCCGCACCAGTGGCAAACGCTATTGAGCGAGCGCCCATTCCCCCAGCCCTGGCACTGAGTGCCCTAGCGCGCGAGGCCCTGCACGAGCAGGACCGCAAGAGTACCGGGGCCTACCATACGGACTTTCGCCTGGCCACTCGGCTGGCACAGCTCGCAGCGCCCAAGCTGACCTACAGAAGCAAGGTAATTGATCCTGCCAGCGGGGCTGGAATCTTACTTGCCGCTCTGACCCACGCAGTTTGTGGGATGGATAGAGCCAAGACCGCCCACTGGCTTGCTCACGGAGTCTGTGCGGCGGACCTATCCACCAATTCGCTTCGTGCGGCTCTGCTGAGCCTAGCGTCGTTTACCGACGACTTGGAAGCCCTCAAAGCCATGAGGGCCCGCTGGTACTGCGGTGACAGTCTGATGGCTGATCGCAAGGTGTGGTTCGCTATGGCCCCTGACGGCTTCGATGCCGTGATCGGGAATCCGCCTTGGGAGAAAGTCAAGCTCTCGCGACATGAGTTCTTGAAGTCCTCGGGCACGCAGCGCCACTACGGAGCCCAGATTCATGGGCTCGACGAAGAGCGCTTTGCCGCACACCGCGATGAGGTCGCGAATTACTCGCGGCGACTTCTCGCCCGCTACCCTAACCTTGGCAACGGAGAGCCGGACCTCTATATCGCCTTCACGGACCTTTTCTTTGATCTGTGCAAGGGGCACGGCATCGTGGCCGCCTTAATCCCGGGTGGGCTCATCCGCTCGCAAGGTACGCAAGCCATGCGCCAGAGGATTTTCGAGGCGAGCCAGAGCGTTTCACTGTCGATCATTGACAACCGCGCCAGGTTCTTTTCCATCGATACGCGGTTCAAGTTCTTGGCAGTGGCTCTGGTGAAGGCAGCCTCTGAGAAGACCAAGCGGGAACCCATCCACCTCTTGCACGAGCGCGGCACACCTACGGGCCTAGAAACCATGGGCTCGGCAACTATTGGCCGCGCAGCGTTGGCGGCCGTTCGAGACGACCTGAGTCTTCCTGAGGTACGGAGCATTGCCGAGTGGAAGCTCTTCTCAAAGATTGCAGCGGCGGGCACGGCGTGGGAGGAGCCTGGTTGTGGCTGGACCCCTAAGTTCTGCCGTGAGGTCGATATGACCAAGGAGCGGCCCAAGTTTCTGGGATATGCCATCCCTGGGGCTCTCCCGTTGGTCGAAGGCCGAATGGTGCAGGCGCATCGCTTCGGCGTGAAAGGGCACGTGTCAGGCACGGGCCGCAGTGCCCAGTGGGAGGCCTTCCCCATCGGGGGGTCACGGCTTGCCCCGCAGTTCTGGATTCACCCCTCGGACATGCCGCGAGCCAACCAGCACCGTGCGGATGTGCTTCGAGTGGGCTTTTGCGACATCGCGGGCCAAACCAATGAGCGCTCGCTCATGGCGGCATTGATCCCTGCGGGTGTGGTCTGCGGCAACAAGGTGCCCACGATTCTTTTCCCTGAGGACCCCTCGGAAGATCGCCTGCTGGCTTGGACGGCCATCGCCAACAGCTTTGCTTTTGACTGGATGCTCAGGCGCGTGCTCACCACCACGGTGAACTACTTCCTGCTGCAAAGCGTGCCGCTGCCCAAGCTCACGAAAGACGGCTTGCCGTGGAAGAAGCTCGTGAGTGCAGCACGTGAATTGCGGGTACTCGATAGCGCCAAGGTTGGCCGCGAAACCTGTGAGCGTATGGCGCAGCTTCGCGGCGAAATTGATGCCGAAGTGGCCGTGGCCTACGGGCTTGACTTGAAAGATATGGAGCTGGTGCTCCAAGACTTCCCGATTCTGGATCGAGGCCAGATCGCGCTACCAGGTGAGGCCAAGTCCACGATCACCCGAGATAGCGTCTTGGCGGCCATGGCAAGGCGCACATCAAGTCGAT